ACTTCGATGAGGTCGAAGAACTCCACCACCAGCATCCCCGTGTTGGGGGCGGTCAACTTGCGACCGTCGCCGTAGGTTGCGGTGAATGAGGCCAAGTACGTGTCGGCGCTTAGGGCCGCATCGTCGGCAGTCCACGCATAGCGGACGTTGCCGGTGGAGGCGGTAACTACCGTTACTGATCCGTCGGTAATGACCTGCGTGCCGTCGCTGGCCTTGTACATATTGAAGACAACCGTGGCACCCGTAAGATCAACACCGGCAGAGTCCACAAGGAACTGGCGCTCCAACTGTGGGAGCCGGTCGCCTTTGCGGATTGATACGTCTGCCATTGTTACACTCCTGCCGTTGACTTATTGGCAGAACCACTAAGAGTTGAGGTAGTGCCACCGCCGCCCATAGTCGAAACGGTGCCACCTGTACTCGTTACAACGTAGTTTGTGCCGCTTCCAATGTCTAGGTCGATGATCCCATCGGCGGTGCTTCCACCCGTACCGGCGACCGTCGAACTCCGCAAAGACTTGACCAGCCGAAGGGCGCTTTGGGCCGAAATGCCCGCCCCTGTTGCCGTCCTCGGGGAGATGTGTAGGCCCGTGGCGGACTGCCCACTTGTACCGGAAGCACTGGCCTCCCGAGGTGCGATATGAAGTCCAGTGGCCGACTGTCCCGACGATCCTGTAGCACTGGCAGTCCGTGGGCGTACCGTGAGATTGACCGTGCTACTGCCGGTTGTACTCGTCCCCGTGGCGGTGCGGAGATGCTTGATGAGAATGGTGAGGCCATCCCCCGTGGCACCTTGGCCCGCCGCATACGAGGTACGGAAGAACTTGGTCAAGATGGCGTTGAGCGAACTCGCCGTGCCCGTAGCCGAGGCAGTTCTCGGTGCAATGTGTAGGCCAGTTGCCGACGAGCCGGGGGTCGAAGTGCCCGTGGCCTCCCGAGGGGCAATGTGAACTCCGGTGGCGGACTCCCCCGTGGTGGAGGTGCCCGTGGCGGTACGGGGCTGAGTGGCGAACGAGACAATGGCGCTGTCTCCGGTGCCCACCGAGTCCGTGGCTGTACGAGGCTGGATTGACAGGGACGTAATCGTGAATCCACTGGTGCCCGCAACCGTCGAAGTACGAGGCTGGATGGAGAGCGAAGTCGTGGACTGCCCACCAGTAGCCGAACCACTGGCCGTGCGGGTCCGGTCAACTACTCCGGTGGCTCCGATTTGGCCACTGAAGTTGCGGTCGACGTTGTACTGCTCGCCAGCCGTGAAGTTGAGATCAGAGAACCCGTTACCCGTAGCCGTGCGAACAATGGCACCGGCATAGGTGGCATCAGCCTCGTTGTAATCGAAGTTGCGGCTGTCGTAGTAGCCGCCGTCAACTACTTGGGTGTCACCCGAGTAGAGGTAAACGAACTCAACGCCCTCAGGGTCGTCCTGATAGTCGACGTTGGAGTCGTAGTCGATAGCCATATGCGGCTACCGATCAGTCAAGCGTCAGAGAGAGCGAAGTGATCTGGAAGGTGTCGCCAGCAGTGACCGAAGCCGAAGCGGAGAGAGCGCCGTACCAGAGGCAGTTGCCCGAGGTCGACGCATCCCAAGCCGACCAGTGGGTGTACGTCTCGGTGGTGGACACATTCGTCCACTCAACCGTGGCCGAGGTCGTGATCGAACCCGACGAAGCCGCACCAAACGAAGCCGCCTTGCGGGTCGTCTCGGTAGCGACGTTCGACGTACCAGCCTCACCGGGGTCGCCCGTGTGCAACTGAAGATAGAAGGCGCTCGGGGCAGTGAAGGCCGTGGTGCCCGTCACATGATCCAGAAGTTTCAGTTCGGCGTAGTTGCTAATCGACATGGTTCGTTACCTCTTGGGGGATGGTAACCCACACCGAACTTGTGAGGGAAGGGCTATGAGGAAGTAGCCTGCTCTCGCTTCGGAATGGGGCGCTTCTTGGGAGCAACCTTGCGAGCCTGCTCCTTGGAGAGTTCGATGATGCGGATGCCATCGGTGTTCTCGTCCGGTACCTCGGCACCGTGAGGGAGAGCGTCGACATAGCGGTTCTGCACCAGCGAAGTCAGATGAGTCCAGCCAGTTACGTCCACGACTTCGCCACGCACGAACGCCCTGTCACCCTTGAACGGGCGCAGGACGACGTACCACTTCGTCGGAGGGCGGACGGCTTCGATGAGGGGGTCGGACACTTAGGTCACTCCTTCAGTTGTGGAAGTGAGTCAGGACAACTCAACCAGCAGGTAGGTGAAGTTCGAGGCCGACTCGTCAATGGCCGAACCCGTCGTGTTGACGACGTAGACGGTCACTTCATCCGTGTCGGTCACTGCCGCACCAGCGAAAGCCAGCCCAGCGGTCAGAGCCGGTGGGTTGACGACCACCACGTCACCAGTGGCGGCACCGGTAACCGTGACGGCCTTGGAGCCAGTCGTGTTGGCCGAGACTGACGGCAGATCAACAGAGACGGTACCGCCACTGATCTTGACCAGATCAGAGCCAGCGCCGACGTTGAGTCCGCCGAAGAGTCCCTTGCCTTTGGTGAGTCGGTTAGCCATGTTGGCTCCTTATCAGGCGACGCAGGCGGAGAAGAAGTACCCAAGGTCAGTCGAAACGACCTTGTAGTCCCACGCCATCTGCGCTTCGATGCGATCCGCACGGAGTTCCGGCATACGGAACCGGCTGATGCCGATGTTCTGGCCCATGCCGTCCGAGACACCCCGCCATGCGAACTGGTAGCCCGCCGAGGGGGTCAGAAGTCCCGGCGACGGAGCGACGTAGTAGAGGGCGGCGTTCTTGCCGTGAATCTGAGCGAACGAATCCGCCGCACCCTCGGCACCCGAGTTCTTGATGCCCCGAGTGACGAGCACTCGGTCGACACCGAAGAGGCGGCTGAGGATGCCCTCAGCGGGAACCTCGGACGAGGTGTACTTGATGCGGTCAACGATGTCGGGGTGGTGCCGCAACTGGCGGAAGACATCGTAGCCGAGGACCAGCGTGTTGGGCATGAAGCCGGTGTTGGTGAGCATCGTGCTCTTACCGGTTTCGATGTCCTCAATCGGGTCCGACGAGGTGTAGTTCGACCAGACCGTGAAGTCCGTACCACCGACGACATCGGTGTCCCAAATGCTGGTCGTGAAGTAGTTGGTGTTCCAGTCAATCTCCTGACGGAGAAGCATCCGCTGGGTCACGAAGGTCGTGGCATCCCGGTCGGGGTTGAGCGGGTTGTCGGCGTTCGCCCGCACCTGATCGTCAACGTCCTTGTGGAAGGCGTAAACCGAGGTGCTGTAGGTGTCGGTCGACAGGCTGTAGCCCGAGCCAGCGGACTCCGTGGACGGGGCACGCAACTGCGCCTCGTCCCGGAACCAGTCGCCCTTGGTGTACTTGAAGTACTTGTCGGACTGCTTCTCAACCGGAACGGAAGGGAAGACCTGATTGGCAATGAAGTTGCCTTGATCTTGGATGTAGGCGACCGAGATGTTGGTCAGGATCGCATCGACATGAACGTCGTTGGTAGTGGGCTGAGGCATCTCTGACTCCTAATCAGGCGGCTCGGTGCGGGTTCGCACAGTTGACGAGGGCGGTTCCGATGACTGCGGCGGCACCAGTGGCGGTCATCATCTGACCAACCACATACTCAGTGGTGTCGGTGCCGGGGGTCTTGGCATCGGCTTGACCGTCAGCGGAGGTGCCGATGAGGTCACCTTCGTTGAGGGCGGCATCCGAAGACACCTTGGTGACACCCACGACGACGATCTCGGCAGTCTGGCCCGAAGTGGGGTCATTCTGGAGAACGCCAATCGGCTTGTCGGTGGCTCCGGTGCAGGCGGCGGCCTTGCCGTTGCTGTCCACCTTCACGAAGTGGTACTGCTTGGCCGACAGATCGGCGGCAGACTCCAGTGTGATCTTGAGGGGCTGTGAAGCCTTGTATGCCATGTCAGTTACCTCGCAGGTACTCGTTGTAGAGGGAAGGGTTCGCATCGACGGCCTTGGCGACCGCCTGCTCATGCGACAAGTTGGGGTTCGCCTCAATGAGACGAGCCGCCGCCTTGTTGATCTCGCCAGTCGGACCATCGTTGTCGAAGGCCGAAGCCTTGCCCAACTCAGCGAAAAGGTTGCCGGTGCTGATGCCCTCGTTAGCGGCAGTGAGCACGGTCATCAGGGTGTCGAAGGTGGCCTCATCGACGGCCTCAGCGACCGACTTGAGCACCTTGCCGAACGCCTCGGCCTCGGCGGGGAGGGCGGAGAGTTCCGCCGCCTTGCCGATGAACTCCCGCTCAAGGCGGAAGTCACGCTCGGCCTTGGCGATCTTCTCAGCGGCGGCGGCCCGATCCTCGGCGGCCTTGACGATGGCGACGATCTGCGGGTCAGCCGACTTGAGGATATCAGTGTCGACCGCCTCGGACTCTTCGGCGGCGAACTTCTCCAACTGGTCCGACATCTCGGAGTTGGCGGCCTCCAGAGCCTCAATGTACTCGTAGACCTCGGAGGGAAGGTCGATCACGTCGTCCTTCTTCATCTTCTTGGAGCCGTACATCTTGTCCATGTCGTCTTCCTCGTCTTCCTCGTCGTCCATCGCAGGAGGCATCTTCGCCTTCTTCATCTCGTCCTCGTCCTCGTCATCCTCGGACTCGTCGTCAACGCCGAAACGACGCTTGAGTTCCTCGGGCACCTTGTCGCCCTTGGCCTTCTCAACCTCGTCCTGCTGTTCGTTCTCTGAAGTCATGTGCTCCTGCTCCGGTGTGTCGCTCTTGAACAAGACGACCTTGCTCAACTGGTTGGCTGGACGAGTGACGAGACTGATCTCGTCAAACTCCATGTCCGTAAGGCGGTTGCCGTTGGTAGCCATTGCCATCGAACAGTAACGACCCGCTTATTGCCGCATCAAGAGTTCTTGCGAGATTCTTTCTCGCTCTTTCCGACGGGCTTGAGCGCCATGATGCGCTCCACAATCTTGGGCAACGAACTCTCGTCCAGCATCTCGCCGGGGACGAACATTACGCCCTTATCGCCATCGGCCTTACCCACGTTGGTGGCCATGTCGGTTGCCGCCGTCTCGGCGTAGCCAGTGGCATCGGTCAGGTTGAGCGGGATGTACTTCAAGTCACCCTCCTTGTCGGGAGCACGGTAGTAAGTCGTGAATGTGGACAGGTCGAATATGCCGATCTGATCGTTGGCTCGGCCAAGGTCGGCGGCGGACTCAAGCGACGGCATGACGACGGAGACATCTAAGTAGATGTAGTCGACACCCTTCTCCGTCTCCCGCCATGCACCGAGGTGGTGGCGAGGCTGGGCCAAGAGTTCGGCGTGGTCCCGTGTGTACTGGCGGATCGACTCTTCACTGAACTCGTCAGCCCGAACCTTGCGCTCGTTCTCCTTGCCGACTGCTACGGCCACACCCTTGCTTCGCATCTCGCTTCGCTTCGGGTTGAACGTGAACCCACCGTCCCGAGCCATCGCCGCCAACTGCTTGGCTCGCTTACTAGCGGCCTCGGTGATGCGCCTCATCTTCGGCTTAGTCCCACCGCCCGTGGCAGTCTTACGTCGGCCATGAGTCTTCTGGTCGTGAGTGGCGTGCTTCTTCACACTCTCGTATCGCTCAAGAAGACGACGACCCTTGGCGGCCAACTTGGCGGCATCGCTTCGGCTCTTAGGAACTGGCTCGCCCCATGCGGCGGCGGCCAGAGCAAGACGAGTCGGCTCACCCTTGTCGTTCTGTAGAGGGCCAGAAGGGTTGGTGTAGAAGCGGGTGAGGAATGAACCCTTGCGGCGCATCTTCTCGGGAGTATCGGCCTTGCCCTTGACTCCCGGCTTCAGGTTCGCCCCTTCCTTACGCTTGAAGTGACGACGGCCTGCGGCGGTGAGTCCACCCTTCGGGTCTTTGATCGGCTCTTTCTTGCTCATCTTCTTCCGCTTTCCCTTAGCCAGTGTCTTGATCCAGTCTGTGTTGTTCCCCTCGTTGAGTATTGTGCCGACGCTCTTCTTCGGACGATCTGCCTTGCCGATGTCTCCGCTTCTTGCTGAGAACGTCACCATGTCCTCAATATCCATTGCGCTAGATGGATATGCTCCCCTGTCGTCGTGCATGAAGGCCATAGCGCTGTAGTTGCCCGACAGGAGGACTACTTCACTCTCAGCGGGAGAACCCAGCCCAGTCTGCGGAGTTGAGAAGACCAACTCCACCGGCACAACCGCCGACATCACGGTGGATCGGGCATCAAGTTCGGCAGAACCGTAGTCCACGGCAAACTCAATGGCTTTGCCTGTGTCGGCAGTCCAAGAACTAAGTGGGCGCTCATCAATGTCGCCCAAGATTCCCACGGTTTGCTCAAGACTCTTGCTGGAATCTTCATCTACCTTCAGGGCTTTCATAAAGTCAGCCCTGCTTCCCTTGGTTACCTTTATTCCTCTTGACACCGTGACGTGCGTGACACCGGCCTCCTTGAACTTCTGCTGAGTGGCTTCGTACTGAGCCTTGACCACTGCCTCTACGAACTCCATCGCTTTAGGGAATCGCTCACGCATCTGGTCATATGCCACAACTGAGTCACCGCCGCTTACGTTCTCATCCAAGTAGATGTCACGGTCGTTGGTGAACTCTTCCTGATAGTTGTGAAAGTTCACTCCCTCATAGTCGTCAATAACACCGAGGCTGTGTAGTGCGGCAAGTTGTAGCACCAGACTGTAACGGCCAGTCGATGAATCCGCCCAAGCCCTAAGCACACCGGAGGCAAGCGTCTCAGCGTTGATGTGATCCATTGGCCCGTCTAAGGGGGTCGCTCGTCCTGCCTTGAACGCCGGGAACGGATAGATCACTTGGTGTTGCTGTACCAAGTCTTGCAACTCCAGTGCGATCTTGTGCGCCTTCTTAGGTGTGTCCGCAACTCCAGCCGCCGTGATTGCGGCGGCGATGCTCTTGGATGTTTCTTCTTTAGTGTTCAGCGCCGAACCCGAAGAACCCTTAGGCACCAGTTTCGCCATTGTGGCGAATGATGCGACCTTGCGCTTCGGGGCTTCCTCCTTGGCCTTCTTGCCACCGGTCTTGCCTTTGCCCTTCTCGTAAGACGGAGCCTTACCCTTGCCTCCACCCTCGGGGATGCCGCCAACCCACTGATTACCTCGGAAGGGGTGGCCGGGGTAGTCGCCCTTGTCGACTTCGGCCATGCCCGAGATTCCCCGCTTCTTCTTCCGCCTCTTCCTTGACCCCATTACTGAGGCAACATGCACCGAGTTGACGGTGGGGTTGTCCTTCTTGACCTTCTTGAAGGCGGCACGGATGTCTGACCAGAACTGCGGGTCGTCATTCTCTAGTCCAGCGGGGTCTTCAAGCATCCAGCGGTTGATGACTTCACGGGCGGCCCTACTGCCACCGTCGCTCTTGGCGTACTGGTTGTAGAAGAGTAACTCGGTATCTTTCCTGCCGTTCCAAGAGATGTTGCCGCTCTTTAGGAAGTCAGCGAACTTGTCATCCACGGCAACTACTTCTAACGGGTCTGCCCAATACCCTCCGTACATGGCATCTCGGATGTCTTGCTCAACATCTACGAGCGTCATCTCATCCATGCCGACGTAGAGAATCTTCTCTCTCAGACCATCGGCAGTTGTGTCGCTCATGGAGATGTCGAACAATGGCCTAAGCGAGTCGGCGGCATCTACGGCAGAATCCACGTCGTCAATGTCTGCCACAACAGACTCAACATATGAAGTGAAGATGGACACGGGGTCTTCAGGCTGGTAGCCGTACTTGAGCCAAGTGTAGGCACCGTTGTATCCACCGGGGCTTGACTGTGCGGTGACGTACATATCGTAAAGACCGGCTCTGTGGTACTGGTCTTCCCAATGCCGCAAGATTGTGGAGCCTAAACCTTGGCCTTGGTATTCACTGTTGATTGAGAAACTGGAGTTGCCTGCATAGCCAGAATCAAAGTCAAGAGAGCGGTCGAATCTGCCAGCAATCTCGCCATCGACCATCACACTGCCCACGACTCTCATGCTGTAAGAAGTGGCACGAACATCGGCAACTCTAACTTCGACCAGTCTGCCGTCATCAAGTTCGATGTCCATATCAAAGATAGACCTAGCGATCTCTAGGTCTTCTTCTCCCGTTGTCTCTGAGAGATCGCCAGCAGGCTTCGGTACTGGGGTGGTGTCTTTGACTGTGCCGATGCCCACCTTGTACTCAGCCTGCTTTGGCTTGGCATATGGCTCATCAGTGAAGAACGATGTCTGGCCCTCAATCTCGCCGTAACGGTGCAGAGAAAGTTCAGTGTTCCGAGCCGCTTCACGAACTGCACTGAGGCCGGTGCCTGTCTTCCTCCGCCCATGCGTCTTCTGGTCGTGGGCGGTGCCGAGGTGCTTGGCGACCGATTCTGAACTCGGCTCGTAGCCCCACGTTCCCGAGATCAGATACCAGACGACCTCGCCGTGAGCATCGACCCACCCGTCGCTCGTCTTGCGTTGCTCCACGATGGTCTTGTTCGCATCGGAGAACCGGTACTCGGCCACCACGTTGTCGTTGTCGTCAAGGCGCTTGATGGTTCGGTACGCCACCTTGGCCACTGCCACGAAACTCTCGTTGATCTGCTCGCCAATCTCCAACGCTCCACTAGGAGTGTTGACCTGCGCCCAAAGACGAACCATGCGGTTGTAGTAGGTGTACCGCTTCTTGGTGTTTGTCTCTTCTCGGTACAGGTCGTAAATCTTGTGGCTCTTCTCCTTCGTCTCAATCGACTCAGGGGTGTGGAACTGCAACTCAAACTTGAAGCCAGCGGGGTGCTTCATCTTGATGTTGATGCCGTCGTAGGGATCGCCCTTTGGCCAGAAGTTCTTGATGCGGTCGAACTCAATACCGTCTGCACGAAGATCGTCCAGCACCTTCCAGATGGTGTCGGAATACTTACCCTCTTCGACTACACCCGTGTAGCGGATGATGTCGGACATGCCCTCGGCAACTTCGGCCCGAAACTGCCCCTTCTCTGCTGAGTCAGCGTCAATCTTGCGAGCGATGGACTTCTCAGTCTTGACTCTGAACTTCAAGCCATAGGTATTAGCCCCATGCCTCTCTAGGCTCCGCATCAGGCTGTCGGTGAGTTGCGGCTCATGCTCCATCCGACTGGCTCGGACGCTGGCGGCCAACTGGCGTGCCTCGGCGCTGTACTTACCCTCGGTGTCTTTCTCGTTGTCGACGGTGGGGTACTTGCCACCGACCGCAACTTTCCGTCGCCCGTGGGTCTGTTGGTCGTGCTGGGTGCCGAGGTGCTTCGTGAGTTGCTTGGGCACCTTCTTCCCCGGCTCACTGATCGTTGAGAAGATGGCGGCAAGTTTGTCAGGCATTGCTACCCCTCTCTGCGTACCAGTCGTTGCCATACGGGGCATCATGCCACGGACCCATATTCATGGCTTCCGCAGACTTCTTCCCATACTCATCGAAGTCATACTTGACTGCCGCCTCGGCGGAGAAACCACGCTCCCACTCGTCCGGTGAGAACCAGAGGTCAAGAACGGGGTCGAAGATCGTGCCGTCTGCCAACTCCACCCAAGCATGGGGGATGCGACCGACCGGCGAGTCTGGCCCGTGGATAGAACCGTGGACGAGTTGATGGCCTTCGCCGCCCCCGCCAATCTTGTTCAACGTCTGCCATGACAACTCGTAGCAACGAGTCAGGCGCTCATCGAATGTCTCTGGTCCCTGCCACTTGCTCAAAGCCTTCGGGCGCTCTTCCATTGCCGCCCGAATCTGAGCACCCATAAGAACCGACCGGAAGTCCTCGGCACTGGCTGGTCCCTTGGAACTCCCCGCCGTCTTCCTGCGTCCATGAGCCTTCTGGTCATGCTCGGCGTGCTTCTGGACACTGCCGACCAGTTCAATCGCTTCTGGCTCTACATACCTTGCTACATAGGTCTGGTCACGTTCCTCTAAGTAGTCCCAGTTCACTGCACTAACGGGATCACGAATAATCTCGCCACTCATCTTGTCGGTGTCTACACGGTAGACATCGTTGGTAGTGCCCGCATACCGCTGGGCATCTTCTAGCGTCTTGAAGAAGTAGACCCCAATCGGGCGGTACTCATAGGCGAACTCTTCGCCGTCTTCACCGATGTCCCACAAATGCTCGTCTCGGAAGAAAGAGCCGCCGCCTGCGCCCGTGTTGTGAGTCTGATCCTTCGGGTCTAGACCATTGCTCAAGATGTCTTGCCTAGCCGACTTGGGAGCGGCATGGTAGAGAGTCTTTGGGACATCTGGCTCATAGAGGATGACATCTAACGATGTGCTAAAAGGCTTGCCTTCCAAACTCCCACGCCTGCGTCCATGCGTCTTCTGGTCGTGTTCGACATGCTTAGAGACATCGCCCTCACCGACATACTCCAGCACATAGAGGGGGTAGACATCTGAGTTGAGCGTCATACCTCTGTCGACTTTGACGACCTTGAACTTCCCTCCAGTAATCCCCTCTTGGCCTCCTGCTCGGTAACCAGAGCCGTCGATGTAAGGCGCTCCCGGCTGGAAACGCACCATCGCTGTTGGCCTATTGTAAGACTCAAAGTCTCTGGCATAGTCATGGGCCAAGTCCCAGTCGGGAGTGGCTGACTCTAAAGGAAGCGTGATCTCGTCACCTGCTTCCCACTGCATCCTTCTTCTCAAGCCACGGTGTAAGTAGTAGTCCGTCTTGGGGGCATCTTTTAGCGCATCTTTGAGAGCGCTGGCGTACTTGCGTGCTTCATCTCGATATTCGGGTGCAACTGAATCAGCCCGCCCTGTAACAACTGCCTTGATGTCGTCGCCAATCGGGCCTCCTTGACCAGCGCCGACCCATGCCACCACTGCATCACTCAGAGCACTTCCCGCTGTCTTCCGTCGCCCGTGAGTTGACTGGTCGTGCTCAACGTGCTTGGCCAGACCGACACTGCCCTTGGCCACCGACTTGTACCTGCCACCTCGGCGCTTGTACTCCTGCACCAGCCAGCCGTTCGCATAGGCCGAGGGGTAGACATCGAACTTGCGTTTGGCCGCCGCCTTGACCTCGGCGTACAACTTGGGGTCAGTTGGGATGTTCTTCTTCTCCACCTTGGTCTTGACGTTGATGGGCTTCTTGCCCTCCCACTGTTCCTTGAACCAACGAGTCAGGCCACCAGTAGCCATGTGTTAGTGCCAGTCTCGTGCGCCGAGATCCGGTCCTCTGTAGACGACGGCACTCTGCGTTGCAACGTCCGCAAGATAATCACGGAGTTCACGGCTTCCTTGGTCCATCCATCCCCACGCCTGACCGTACAAGTCCTTGCGCTGGTTGTTCTGAATGTGCCTAACAACCTTCTCCAAAGCATAGAAGTGGCGAGCCGCAAACTCACGGTGGTCACCCTTCCAGCGGCGTGATTGCTCAACCTTGCTCGTCCCCGGCATCGGATCACGGGTGGGCTTGTCTCTGTCAACAAACTTCCACCGTCTCGGTATGCCTTTGTAGGGCGACGGTCGGGGGTTGAAGTAGAGCGTGGTGGCAAACTCCTTCCAGTAGACCTCGGTGATCTCATCGTCGTCCAAGTCAAGGATTTCTTCCTGCGCCTTCTTGGCCTTGTCGATCACGGTCTTTGGCTTGATGAACGGATTAGTGACTCGCTCCATCAGGCTGGGCTGAGTGGTCAGTGTGATCTCGGGCCTCTTGGGGGCAAGCACCAGATGCTTGGAGTCCAGCCGTCCCCTGAGCACCATCTCGGTCCCCGCCGTCTTACGACGACCGTGGGTCTTCTGATCGTGTTCGGCGTGCTTGATGAGTTCGATGCGATGGCGTTGCGCCTTGGCGAGCAACTCCAGATAGCGGGGCGTGGTGTACATCAGCCGTCCTTGAAGGATGCGGTCTTGATGCCGAACTCATCAGCCCACTTGCTCGCCTCCTTGAGCACGTCCATGATGTCCATGTCGACCATCTGCACGTTCATCGTGCGGTCACCCAGTTTCCCGTCGCTCGCATCACGGCCAACAACGGCGGCCCAACGGTGGTGGCCGTCGATGACGTAACCGTCACGGGACACGAAGATCGGACGCTCCGAGGGATCGAAGTCTTTGGCGAGCATCATCCCCGCCACCTTGGCACCGATCAACTCGGTCTGTGTCGCCTTGAGTTCTGCGGCGGGAACCTTGGTGCGCTTGACCTCAATCTTCTTGCCCTCAAGGTGGCTGATGAACGCATCGGTCCCGTCGACCTCGCCGTCCTTGTTCTTGGGCAACTTGTCGGCCTTGGTGCCGGGACGGGTCTGGCCACCGATCTGTGGCATGTCGCCTCGGGGGATGCCCTTGTTCGCCCCGCAGAACAAGTTGGTGCCGGGGACCGTGACCTTGCAGAGATCAAGGTTCTTGGCCTTCTTGCCCGCCGCCTTCATCGCCTGAACTTCCTTGTGGAACTCTTCTAGGAAGACCGCCACTTCTTTCGGGCTCTTCAGGGAGACTTTCTTGCCGCCCTTCGCTCGCTCCAACGCACTGGCAACTGAGGCAGGGCGCTCTGGCTTGGCGGGCTTCTTCTTCGGCGCACCCTTGTCCTTGGCGGGCTTCTTACCACCGGACTTCGTTCCCTGTCCCGGCTTACCTCCGGTCCACTGATTGCCACGGAACGGGTGGCCGGGGAAGTCGCCCTTCTCCAAGCGGCGCTGTTCAGAGAGAGCGATGGCCATAGCCTGCTTGCGGCTCTTGACCGGCTTCCCCGAGGACGACTTGAGTTCGCCCCGCTCAAACTCCCGCATCACTTGGGAAACCTTCTTGATGCCCTTGACCCTCTTGGCCTTCTGCGCCTTGGTGAGCAGAGTGAAGAGGCGCTTGCTCACCGGAGTTCCAGTGGGCTTGGCAGAGCCTCCACACCCGCAGTCCGACTTGCCGACTTCCTTGGAGGCGGCCTCATGCGCCTCGCTCAGAGTTGCGCCCTGCTTCATGCGCTGGCGCATGGCCTTCATGTGCTTGGCCGAATGGTGCTGGCCGTGCTCCTTGAGTGCCTCTTCCTCGTCAGGCGAGATGGCACGCTTCTCAACCTCGGTGAACTCGCCGTCCTTCAGGATGCCCTGCTGGCGCTGTCCGGTGCCATGCACCGAGAAGCCCATGTAGTCGCCCTTCTTGACTTGATCCCACACACGGTCATCGTTGACTCGGAAGCCGATCCACCAGCCAACGGGGACGACTCCCTCGGGGATGCCGAGGGCGGCCTGCTTCTCCTTGGAGAGTACGACGGACTCCACCATCGTGGAGACACCCTTACGGACATGCATCTCGCCGCCGTCCCGTGAGTGGAGGACGTAGGTGTACGCCGCCTTCTCTAACTCTTCCTCGTCATCAATGTAGTCGTCTTGCCGGTCCAGCAGTACCCGACCATCGACATCCTTGATGATGGAAGCCCAACCGAAGACGAGCCGCTTGTCGTCATCAATCTTCGTGATAACGCCTTTGGCGACGTGATCGTTCATCTTGTTCCTCTACAGAGTCAGTCCAGTTCCCCGATAATAGGCCAGCCCGCACTACCCCTGCCAAGGGTCGGTGTCAATGGTGTCAATGACGGTGAGTTCCCGCACCATCTGATTCGGGACGTGGATGATGTGGTCCGCAATATCCCCGCCCACACTCTGCGCTATCGACACATGCCCCGGCTTGACGTGGGGCAGGAGTATCCCAATCGACATGACATGGAATGGATCAGGGTCGATGTCATCGACGCAGACCCATGACCCCGCCATGTCGGCATGAGCGTCCTGCCAGATCAGGACGACGATCTGGTACGGCTTAGTCTTCTTCGCCATACACACCACTCGTAGCGGCGACCAGATCGGCGGCGGCCATTCGGAGCATCCCAAGAAGCACCCAAGGTGGAGTGTCAGTGCTACAGGCAATGTGCAGTGTTTCGCTACCGTCAGGGCGTAGCCCCGCCACGATGGTAACTCCGTGGTGCGGAACCATCTCGGGCCAAAGAGTTGACCCGATGTAGGGCATCATCTCATCGGGCGAAACATGGGCCGTGTAGGACATGGCGACACGGTAGCCCACCGCATTGGTAGGCGGTAGAGGTGCCTATCGCTCGTTGAAGAACTGCACTTCGTCCCAGCGCTCAAACTCGCCTTCATCTGGCCACCCTTCACGCTCAGGCTGGGAGCCGACGAACGTGATGACTGGCCACTCAGAGTCGGGCTGGAACTGGCGGTAGGTGTAGTCGACTTCCCACACCTCATGGGCAATGCCGCCCGTCTCTCTGTCGGGGACCGGGACTTTGATCTGGCCGTACACATGGGTCTGATCTCTAGCGATGCGAACGGGATCGCCCGTAAAGGCATCGTCAAGTTTGGGGTACTGCTCTTCGGCAATAACTCCCGGCTTTGCCCCACGGACATACACAGATCGGTAGCCCCAGTCGGGCCGCAACTCTGAGACAGACTTGTTGAGGAAGTTCTCGGCCTGTATGCACCGGCCCTTGCAGTCCATCGGGTTCTTCATCCCCGCCAGAGTTTCAGAGATTCTCCTGTCGCTGAGTAGGTCGACAATCCTTGCCTCACCATCTCCAGCCGTCTTCCGTCGACCGTGAGTCAACTGGTCATGCCCACTAGGGAGGTGCTTCTGGATCAGGACTTGCGTGTCGTAGCCGTACTGCCGTGCGGAGAAGTCAATCGTGATGGGAAATGCTCTGTCGGGCAAGTACACCTCGTTGACAGTGTGATCGTAGTAGAAGCCGGGGACGATGTTGCCTTCCTCGTCTGCAATCTCACCAGCGGGGTCACCCGTTGGCGTGTAGCCCATCTCGTCAATGTTGGTGTTGGTTGCGTAGACCTTGAAGCCTTCAGGAAGTCGGGGTGTTGCGAACTCAACAAACTGCTCTGAAATGGACTGGCAAGCCCCTGCCATGTCGGCGGCAGTGTACTCACCGATGGGGCAATCGTTGGTAGTCCAGTTGCCCTTGGTATTCAGGAACTCACCAATCACTCGGTCTAGTTCTGGAATGTCGGTGTATGTACCTGTCTTCCTCCGCCCGTGGGTCTGTTGGTCGTGCTGGGAACCGAGGTGCTTGGATACGTTGGATCGTAGCCAGTAGCGGTTCCGGTCGTCCTCGTCAATGAGAATGGCCTTCTTAGCCTTCTCAACTTGCTCGCCTTCTCGGAAGGGTGAGCGATCTCCACGCAGAACTTTCAAGACATCACGTTCCGAATAGAGACGGGTCATAATGTCGGCCTCAAATGGCGCACCGAGGACAACGAGTTCCCTCTCAGAGCGAGTTCCCACTCCCCCCTCGTTATTACCAATAGAGAAGACATACTCTGATGGAATGATGGCGTGGAGCACTACAGACTTACTGCCACTACCGGGAAAGGCATCTTGGGCAAAGTTCTTAGCGGTGCTGTATTGCGTCGACCATGACGAGAATACGTCTCCTGCTACTTCGCCCACGCTAAGAGGGGTACTGCTGTCAGGGAAGTCGGTGTTGGATTCTCCAACTAACATGCCTCTCCAAACACGCATCCTCCCAATGCCTGCATCAGCCAACTGCTCCTGTGTCTCGTTGTAGATGGCTACCGAAAGGTCTTCCCACAACTGCTTCTCGGTGTTATCTGCCTTGCCGTAATCAGACCGGAAGCCTGTCTCATAAGCATCGGTAATCGACAGTGAAGGGTACGCTTCTGGCAACGCCTTCTTGGCGGCATCCATCAGTGTCTCTGATGACCGATGCGACCCAGCGGAGTTCCACTCGTCACCTACATACATAACTAACAGGGCCATGCGCTCTTCTGGCGGAGAGCCACGCCTCAGTCCGATAACCTCACGCTCTTCAATACCATCAAGCACTTGGTTGATCTGATCGGGGGTGAGGCTAGTCAACCCCATGAAACGCTTGCCAACCTCGTCAGGTTGTGTCCCCGCAGTTTGATCGTGTGGATCGCCACCACGCCCTTCACTCGCATAGACCGCCCGCCTACCCGTCGCCCATCTGCCATGAGACTTCTGGTCATGCTGAGAGCCGAGGTGCTTGGAGACAACAGTGTCCACCAACTCAAGAGCATCGCCGGTTGGGACTCTCCACTCCCCGAGCGCCGACACCTGCCAGCCCTTAGCGTCTTCCACTGATGGTCGGACAACTACATACCCGATGTCGCTCGGGTCATAAGAGGCAATCGTCTCTGCTTCCACTCCAAAGAAGAGGGGGTACAGGACTCCCTCATAGACTTCACGCATGGATGCGTAGGAACGGTAAAGGTCAAAGCGCTCTTCGGCAGTCTTTGGCTCGCCACTGATCCCATAAACTTCTCTGGCCATCTTCTCAACGTCTGGCCAGTACGAGCCACTTGCTCGCTTTGTGTTAGCCAGCGCATCGCTGTTGCTCAAGTTCACTGCATAGTGCGCCTCTTTGAGCGAGCGAGTAATGGACTCGGCAACTGCCCGATCAGTAGTTAGCGAGATTGTGTTGCTAGGCCCACCGCCAAGCCCAGTGCCTTCAGCCTCGTCTCTTGTCTTGAGTCCCCCACTCTCTTTGATGACTGACACATACGGGGATGCGTGATACAACTCGGGTGGAAGTGCCTCCCACTCTTCACCGCCACCACTCGGCTCGGCTTCATACTTGTAGCGCTCGGTGGCTTCTGCCGGGGTGATCTCGCCTAGGGAGATCGCCCGCAAGATCATCTGCTTGCTCTGTGCCTTGTACTCCCTGTCGATGGACGTGATGATCCCGCCACCCGGCACTTCACCCAAGACATCGGAGATGTTTGGGTAGCCGTAGTCAATGCCATACTGCCCTTGGGGCAAGGGCAGGCCATCTTCACCGAGTTCTGGCTCTCTCCACCACGGCGGCTTCTCTTTCTGCAAGTAATCCCATGCCGCCGCCCATCTAGGCTTAGATTCATCCCTGTACCCAGCAGGTGCCTCACGCCCAACTGAATATGCCGAAGTCTTCCGACGACCGTGGGTTTGTTGGTCGTGCTGAGTGCCAAGGTGCTTGGCCAGCCGAGCCTTGAGCAACCCCGTCTTGATCTTCGACGGGATGCCCTCCCAGTAGGGCGTGCCCTTCCACTCCTTGATGTGCTCGGCTAGTGCTTCGTCGTCCTCAAGCCCGAACTCTTCCCGGTACTTCTTAGCCGTCGTAACCTCGGGGAAGTCGAAGGTCTGCTTCACCCAGTCGGCGTTGCGGATGTCTGCGTCGATGTTGATGTTGCCCTCGGCGACCTTCTTGATCGTGACCTCTTCTAAGACTGGTTTAGCGGTGTTGATAACCTCTTCTAACTCCATGTCAAGATAAGGCACGCCGGGGTCTAGGAAGACGGCCACTGGATCGGATTCGCCACCCAGCACGATGAACTCAGACTCAGCGTAGCAACCCAAACCAGTGAACGGCGTGCCAAAGATTCGTGACTTGGGCACCGCAGTGGCCATTGCCACCCCTAGACCGGACGATTGCTGAGCGAATCCTCTTGCCGTGTCATAGGAAGAAGACCACGAAGAAATCGGGAGTTGCTCTACATTGACGCTACCCCATTGCGTGTCGAACCCTCTAGCCGCTTCGGCCCTGCTTTGCACCTCCCCGCTCTCTATCCCTCGGTAAAGAGCGATGGTGTCCCCCGGCACCTTTGCCAGCAAGGCTTGGGTGTTCTCGTACATCAACTCGGCTACCCGACGAATGACTGGCTTCGTCCTGCTGTTGTAGTAACTGTCGTCAAGAACGATTGATCTTGAGCGGTCAGTGCTGGGGCTACTTTGCAGGGTGAAGTCGGCAAGCCCAAACATCTCGGATACTTGGTCGTGAAGAAGTTGAGAAGTAGGTGAAGCAGAAGAAGTTGCCCAACCTTTGACTAGCGCATCAACCAGCCTGTACCCACGGGTGATTGCGCTTGGGTCTACTATTCCCGCTTGGCCCATACCTTCCAAGACTTCTTCTAGTGAGCCGCTAACTGAGTGAGCAGACGGGTCACTGTCGGCATCCTTCAACACCAGCCACCTACCTGATTCTGACCTGCCGAGGCCCAAACGGACACCCGACAGTTCACTAAGTTGCGTGACCACCTCTCTGTATTTACCTCTCCCACTAGCGGCGTTGGTCAGGTCATTTACCGCTCTCTCTTGAAGCCTATCTACAAACCCAGTAAAGAGATATTGGCCATCATCAAGCCGCTCATTAGCGCCGTCAGGAGGCTTTACCTCTATTGACATGAGCACTGGACCCTCTTCTAGAACATCCTTGCCACTCACCACTAAGTCAGCCATCACTTTAGTTTCACCAGAAACGGGATCACGTTCCGACCGCAACGCACTAACCTGTAAGGCCATTTTGCTATCGGGAAATGTAGGGTTCTCTTCTACTTCAGATCGGCTCACTACGATTGTGGTAGCACCAGTGTCTCCACCAAAGAACTCTTGGAGTTCGTGCATCTGGACTGTGCCTTGCTTAGTAATGCCCTTGAGGACATTCTCCAACGACTTATCATCTACTAACATTGTGTAGAGCGAGTCATCAATCTTGGGTATCGTGAAAGACCCACCAAACGCATTGACAAGAGATGTCGCTTCTCTCAGTTCTTCGGCAGAGAACTCTTCTTCCAGAACACTGCCTATGGTTCGGGCAATGTCGCTCTTTAGACCCTTCTCATAACCTCCCTGTTGAAACCGATCAACCTGCTTGAACCAAGGGCGCTCTTTGTTGGCCTGTTCCGCTTCACGAAAGGCTTTTACCCCCGACACCATCACTTGCGCCGTCTTCCTCCGCCCGTGCGTCTTCTGGTCATGCTGGTTACCGAGGTGCTTCTCAAGGAGCCAATACTCGTACCCTAAGTCGGCGCTCTTGTTCATGAACTCCCGTGCCCGTCCCCGAGAGAAGATGAGGCCCGAGGCACACCGGCAGTTGGGATGAATCTCGGTGGGGTAGTGGACTGGGCCGTTCGGCGTGAACCACACCCCGTCGATGGAGGCGACCTGCCCGTTCATCGGCCCGCAGACATCGCAGACCCGCTCGTCTTTGGCGGTCATCCAGATACGCATGGCATCCAGCGGGACGAGGTTCGCATCCCGAGCCTGTTGCCACAACTCCCACTGGCCGTAACTCTGAGCCGCCCCGATCTCGGTGCGGGCGATCATGTCGGCCCGATAGTTGAGCAACCGGTTGGCGTACTGGTTCGCCAACTCCCGTGCCCGCCGAGCGGTGGAACCACTGGCAACGAGGTTGTCGTAGTAACGGGCAACGGCCTGAGAGTGCTGGGGCAGAAGGCCAGCCCGCTCCTTGATGAGCCGCTTGGCGTTCTGAATCGACATCTCGCCTTCGACCACCTGCTTGACGATCTCACGGATCGACTGGCGAACTGCCTCGGACGCATTGATGCTTCTCGCCCCGAGAGTTGCGGCGTACTGAGCGGCCCGAGGGTTGGTCATGTCGAAGGCGATCTCAAGGCCGATGGTGTCAGCCGTGACCTGACCAACCCGCATCATGGCATCTCGTAGCACGTCGATCAGTTCATCGACCGGCACATTGAGGTTCCTGAGCACGTCCTCAACCTGTGGGGTCATGTCGATGATCGTGCCATCGGAGATGTCTTGCAGGAGTTCTAGCAGTACGGGATCGGCAATCGACTCTTCGATGGAGCGATAGAACGCCTGCTTGTACTGATCCTCAAACTGAACAGTCAGTGAGATGATCTCGTCAAGTATCTCTTCGCTGGAGAAGTCAGCGGAGGAAGGCACGGGCTATTCCTCCGTCTTAGCGTCTGGTGCGTTCTCCTGCGGCTTGGGTGCCGTCTTGGTAGCGGGGTTGTCGGGAGTTTGACCCTGTTGCTTGCCAGCGTCCTCCATCGCACCGACGGCGGCCTCACGACGCTCGGGGAGGTGAGCCATCTTGCGGAGGTGGTTCTCCAGAAGGTCATCTGGGAAGAGCGGCGCACCGGCACCGGCCAACTGTTGAATGAACGTACCGATCTCGGTGAGCGGCGGTGTCTCAATGTCACCGTAGGCCAACTCGGGCAACTTCTTGACCTTGAACCCGTTGACCTCAAAGAGCCTCGGGATGGCGTACTGGTTCATCACGGTGCGGATGATCTCAAGCCACGT